TAGAAGATTATGTCAAATTCCTCGAAGAAAATAAATGCGATATCATTGGTATACCCACGGGATTCCCTAGATATGACGAAGCCATTGGGGGTGGTCTTAGAAGAAAGTGCGTTGACCTTGTATCTGCAAGACCAAAAGTTGGTAAATCAGTATTCGCTGATAATGTTGCCCTTAACGTATCTTCCACGGGAATACCCGTCTTAGTGCTAGACACCGAGATGTCTAAAGAGGATCATCTTAATAGATTAATTGCCAACATCAGTGGCGTACCTATAAATGAAGTAGCAACTGGTAAATTCACAGAGGATTCTATCAAGAATGAAAAGGTGCAAATGGCGGTGGAAAAATTATCTACCATACCATATAGCTATGTAAGTGTAGCTGGAAAGCCATTTGAGCAGATATTAAACATAATTAAAAGATGGATTGTACAGGAGGTGAAGACAGACGAAACAGGGAAAACAAATGATTGCGTAGTTGTTTACGACTACCTAAAACTTATGTCTTCATCTTCTATTAACAACAACTTGCAAGAGTACCAAGCCTTGGGGTTTCAAATAACTTCTCTGCATAATTTATGCGTAAAGCTAGACATACCATGTCTATCCTTTGTGCAATTAAACAGAGATGGCATCACTAAGGAAAGCACAGATGCTGTAAGTGGGTCAGACCGTTTGATATGGTTGTGTACATCCTTTAGCATATTTAAGTCTAAATCCGCAGAAGAGTTGGCAGAAGATGGGCCTCAAGCTGGCAATAGAAAGCTAGTACCAATCGTATCACGACATGGGGCTGGTATGGATGATGGAGACTACATTAATATGCAGATGCAAGGCGCACACGCCAAGCTATCAGAATTAAGAACTAGGAATGAATTTAAAAATCAACCTGTTGGAGATACAGGATTAGTGGACAATGACTCTATTAAAAAAGTAGCCAATGAACTTACAGCAGATCAAGAAGAAACTGAACAATAACGCTGAAGCTGTATTTAAAAAGCTAGGCATGAAGTGTGAAGTCTTTAATGACAATATATACTCAACATGTCCAGTTCATGAGGATAGCGATAACCCAAGAGCATTTTCGTTTTCGCCAGAAAAAGGCATATGGAAATGCTGGACTAGAGATTGCCAACAAGAACATCATAATGACATATTTGGACTAATACAAGGCACACTATCTAATAAAACTGGAACCAATGCAACATTTAAGGATGTCTTGAAATGGATCAGAGAAGAGTTTAATATCAGCTCAACTCACAGCAACCAAGATGTTAAGATAACAGAAGATGAAGATGGAGACTTTGCTAGCATAATTAAATTCATGAATCAGACCTGCACATGCACACAAGACAAGCCTATAGACATGGAGTACCAACTTAGTAAACCTTCAGAATACTTTATTGGCAGAGGGTTCAAAAAATCAACATTAAATTATTTTGACGTGGGAGATTGCTACGAACAAGGTATAATGAAAGAAAGGTCTGTTATACCCATACATAACGATGATGGAGAATCATTAGTTGGGATGATAGGAAGATCTATAAAAGAATATCGTATGCCAAAGTTTTTAATATCGCCAAAGGGGTTTAATAAAAGAAGTTATTTCTACAATTATCACAGAGCAGTAAAGAAAGCGGAAGAAACGTCTTGTCTTTATGTTCTAGAAGGACAGGGGGATGTGTGGAAACTACATGAAGCGGGCGTTAGGAACGCAGTAAGTATATTTGGTAAAAGCATATCTAAAGAGCAGGCAAATAAAATTAAAAAGCTATCCGTGACACATCTGATAGTATTAATGGACAATGATCAAGCGGGCAGAGAAGCGAGGGTGCAGATGCAAAGAGAATTTGGAAGAATGTATAAGCTGACTTTTCCAAAGTTGTCAGATAAAGATGTTGGAGACATGTCTGTTTATAAAATCAAGAAAGACATACTTAGCAAGTTGAAAGGTACATACTAATGAAAATCATTGGAATATCTGGAAGAAAGCAGGCTGGTAAAAACACAGTAGCTAATTATATCACAGGCTGTATCATTAAGAATCTTAACATGGTTTCAGACTTTGATATTAGTAACAAGGGCCAACTAGAGGTAGAGACCTTAAACGGTAATGGAGAAAAGGGCTGGGGCATATTCGACATTACGAGAAAAGATGTAGACTTTGTATCCTATGCAGAACAAGAACTGTGGCCTCATGTTAAACTATACCACTTTGCAGACCCCTTAAAGGAATTGTGTGTCAATTTATTTGATCTCAGTCCTAGTCAAGTATATGGCACTGATGAAGACAAAAATACTAAAACTCCATATGCTGCCCAAGGATCAGCACTTAAAGGCAAGGATGTTTTAGAAGACATAAATATGACAGCTAGAGAGTTCCTTCAATATTTCGGCACAGACGTTATGAGGTCAATAAAAGATAGTGTGTGGGTAGACTATACGCTAAAGGTTATCAAGCAGGAACAGCCTTCTGTCTCGTTGATACCAGACGTAAGATTTCCTAACGAGATTGATGCTATACATAAAGCTGGTGGCATAGTTATAAGATTAACAAGAGATATATATTCAGACAATCATAGATGTGAATCTGCTTTAGATCCTGAAAACTTTGATTGGTCTAAATTTGACTACACTATAGATAATCATACCAACGTTGCTGATTTAATTAAAATTTTAGAAGAACATAAACATATATGGAGTGAAACACATGCTAGTAACCTATATTAGATCTTCAAGTTACAATAATTATGCTTACTGTCAAATGCAGTACTTCATGACATATGTTCTTGGTTATCAATCCAAAAGTGGTAAAAAGGCTGACATGGGAACGATGGTTCATAAAGTCATGGAAGTCTTGGCGGGTCTGAAAAAATATGAACAAGACAAGCCTAAAGTAAAATTTTTAAAAGTTGATGATGATGCTATAGGTAAATTTAAATGTAAGAAAGAAGAACTGTATACAGACGATTTAGTAAATCAATTAATTGATCTAAGTATAGATTCCTATTCCAAAAATTCGCCACATAAATTTACTACTAAAGATAGAGAAGAAATAGCTACAACAGCATGGTGTTTTCTCAACCATAGCGACCGACAGTTTGACCCAAGGCTAAGAAATATACACTTCCCAGAGCCTCACTTTGACATTCCAATTGAAGAAGATTGGGCTAAGTTTGAGTACGAGAGGGACGGAGAGGTTGTTCAGGGACAATTGGCAATTAAGGGTACAATAGATCTTGTCACTAAGATTAACGACGAAACTATAGAAGTTGTTGATTGGAAAACGGGCAGGAGAATGGATTGGGCTACGGGAGAGGTAAAAGATTATAAAAAACTAGAAAATGATCCTCAACTGCTTCTATATTATTATGCAATATCTAAGCTATATCCTGAGTTTCCTAACAGGATTATGAGTATATTCTTTTATAAGGACAAAGATGGAGATCCTGACCCCTCCCCGTTTAGCATATGCTTCGCTCCAGAAGACGAAAAAAGATTCCTAGAAATGCTAAAAAACAGGGTTGAAGAAATTAGGGAAAATATAGCCCCCAAACCCCTAGACCATTCAAGAAAGCACTGGAAATGCACCAGATTGTGTCATTTTTGCAAGACGAATTGGCGCGACACAGACCAGAATATGTGTATTTATATAGAGAACCACATAAAAGAGCATGGTATGGAAAAAACAGTTCAAGGCTGTACTAGGGAAGGATTTGATGTAGGTTTTTATGAAGCACCCGGATAAAACATTAACCATAGGAATGGCCTGCTACGACGACTACAATGGCGTTGTTTTCTCCTGCCAGAGTCTCAGGATGTATCACGACCTCGTTAAAACTAGCGAGGTGGAAATTTTAGTATTAGATAACAATCCAGACAGTGAGCATGGTAAAGAAACTAAGAAGTTCGTCAATAATGGGATGAAAAACAAGGGCAGGTATATAGAAAAAAGAGATCGCTGTTCAAGCTTTAACAAATACGATATAGTAGAACACGCTCATGGTAAATATATATTAATAATTGATTGCCACGTTATGTTGGCTAGTGGAGCTTTAGAAAGTCTGCTTACATATTATAGACAAAACAAAAACTGCAAGGATCTAGTTCAAGGACCATTAATATATGACAATATGATAAATGTTTCAACACATTTTGATAAAAAATGGCGAGGCCATATGTATGGCGTTTGGGCTACAGATAAAGAACAATGTAATAAAGGATTACCCTTTGAGATAGCAATGCAAGGAATGGGCTTATTATCTTTTGAAAAAAAGAATTGGCCCGGAATACACAAAGGTTTTAGAGGATTTGGTTGAGAAGAAGGATACATCGCACAAAAATTCAGAAACAATGGCGGTAAAAATATATGTTTACCACAATTGCAGTGATGTCATAGATTCGGCAGGCCAGATGGAGTAAAGTATCCGCTTACTATAGAGGATAGGATGTGGAACTACTTTCTTGGCTGGCTTGAAGCTACAGGTGATGAAAAGTGTGAAGTTATTCGTGGAGCAATAGATCATTTCTCAGAAGACGTAAATAAAGAACGAGTTATTTCTACATTAGAAGAAGTGAAAACATACTTAAAAAAGGAACACAAACATGTCCAACCCTGAAGATCAAAAAGATTTAATTGCACAGGTAGACTTAGAGTTTACTGTAGACGCTTACGGTTTTGAAGAAGAACTAACAGAAGAAAATTTTTATATCCCGGCAGAAGCAGAGTATGAAGATTTTGGTGAAGAAGTAGAAGAATATGACGCTGCATCACTATGGGAGAACATTCGCAAAAAGAAAGAAAGAGAAGGTAAGAACTACAAGCCAGCTAAGAAGGGTGATAAAGATAGACCAGATCCAGACGCTTGGAAGAAAGCACAGAATGAAGAAACTGAAGCGACTGAATATCAAGGTCGAAAAGTTAAGCTTGGAAAACCGTTTTTAACTCCCGATGGTCCTAAGAAGCGAAGCGTATATGTAAAGAATGACAAGGGTAACGTTGTTAAGGTTAACTTTGGTGATCCAAACATGAAAATCAAAAAGAATGATCCGGGTAGACGCAAGAACTTCAGAGCAAGGCACAACTGCGACAATCCCGGCCCAAAATGGAAGGCTAGATACTGGTCATGCAAAGCTTGGTAAAAAGATGGAAACAACATTTAAGCAATAATCATATGACCTACTGGAATCATTTTAAGTTTGCAGTGGGTCATGGGTTGTGCTGCATAAAAGCTGGTATATACCTATGTATACATGGGGTTTTACCTTGTTTTAGACGAAGGGCTGGTAGCAAATTAGTTCGCAGATTAAACCAAGACTTTACAGAGCATAAGAAAAATGTCAATCATAAATAAAATAGACCATATTATTAGATCAGAAAAACATATAGATGACGTTGGTTATCTACAGAACAAGATATCATACCAAGATGATATAAAAAACAATATCGTTAAGATTGATTGGCTAAAGATTATTGATGCACCTCCTAAAAACAGTAGCGTAAAAACTAGCAGGGAATTAGGAGCTGTGAGTAAAGCCACTATAAACAGAACGCAAAAAGAAATAGATTTAGTTATAAAGGTTGATAAAGACCCCATTGGTCTATTCATTGACTTTCTGGAAAAACATAATCTTAAATTTCCTAAAGCTAAGTTTTGGACGTTTTACGATTTTGTAGAGCCTTATATATATGGCCTTAAGTATCACTTCAACAGGGCTAGGCCAGAACAACTTGCTCCGTACTATAATATAAACTTAAAAGTTATGTACACGGATACTCATCATACCCCATCTTATCCAAGTGGACACGCAATGTACGCTGAACTTGCAGCGCGTATATTATCTGATGAATACCCACAGCATAAGTCTGAGTTTATTGAGATATCAAAATTTTGTGGATTGGCTAGAGTTTTGCAGGGTGTACACTTTCCTTCCGACAATGAAGCTAGCGTTCAGGCTATTAGTGTACTATACCCATTAATAAAGAAAGGTATAGAAAATGTCAGAGACAGTAAAGAATTCTCCTTTAACAAGTAATCCAAGACCTAAAGAACCTGTCAGGCGACCTTTACCACCGTTAGAAAAACCAAAACTGAATGAGTAATTTTTCTTTCGTTGACATAGGAACTTCAGACTTTAGGTATACTATACCAAACAATAATGAATTTGGTATATATGTTGAGCCTATAGATTTTTATCTAGATAGCATAGAAGATTATCCGAATACTATAAAAGCTAGACTAGCTATAACTGATAAAGATGGTACAGTTCCTATATACTTCGTTCCTCCAGACGCAATCAAGAAGTATGATCTTCCATTCTTCATTAGGGGTTGCAACAAAGTAGGAGAAATACACAAAGCAATTGAAAGAGAATGTGTTAAAAGAGGTATACTAGTAAGCTCAATAATAAAAGCTGAAGAAGTTGAGTGTACGACATTAGAGACGTTTGTTAATCGGTATAATATATCTCACATAGATAATTTAAAAATTGACACAGAAGGTTTTGATTGTAAAATTGTACAGCAGATGGTACAATTAGTTAAGGGAAAAATTTGTTCAGTTAGTAATGTTGAATTTGAAGTCAACCCTCTATTTGCAACCCCACAAGAAATTGAAGATGCTAGGTGTACTTTGGTTAAGAATAATTATTTTCTTTTACCAAGGCCAGAGCAAGATGTCACACCTTCAAATAAGTATGATATAAGATTTTGTTTTGGATCATATAAGGAATAAGGAGAACGTATTGAATTGGTTTCCGTTGAAGAATTTTACACATTATAGTTTGCTAAAAGGATTTTCAAAACCACACGAACTTGCAAAAATATGCGCGGATAATGATTATCCAGCCTGTGGTATAACTGATTACAAATCTATATCTGGAGCAGTATCTTTTCACCAAGCTTGCAAAAAGGTAGGTATTAAGCCAATTATAGGATGCTCTTACGATAGCACGACAGTTTACGCCAAAAATAAAGATGGATGGCACGACTTGATACAAATGGTTTCTATGACAGATGACGATGGTAGGATGCCTAAAGACATAGCTAAAGATATTATTAGTAGAAATAATTTAGTCGCAATACAGCAGTCCAAGGACGATATCAAACCGTCTTATTACGTTAAGAAAGAGCAAGCTGTTTTACATAGAGTTCTACTATGCTCTGCACTCAAAACCACTTTGCCTAAAATAAACGCAAAAATTAGAAACAATAATCTAGAGCCAGAAATTTTAGAATACTTTGAGAAAGATAACAAATGTGTAACAGAGGGTAAGGTAACTAAAGAGTTAGAGTACATATACGACTCTTGCGAGGACTACGAAATACTAAACCCTCCCATGCTTCCAAAATTTGTATGCCCGGATAATCTCTCTCAAGAAGAGTACTTAACCAAGATGGCAAGAGATGGCTACACAAGGCTCGTCAAACAAAAAGTTGGCAGGGACAAAGTAAAACAGGACGTATACGGAGATAGGTTTAGAAAAGAACTTCAGGTTATAAAAGATGCTGATCTGTTTGGATACTTTTTAATTGTACAAGATATTATAAGACACGTTGAGCAAGATAAGGGATGGCTTGCTGGACCGGGGCGAGGATCTGCTGCCGGTTGTTTGATATCATATCTTATTGGTATCACTAAGATTGATCCTGTAGAACATGATTTGCTATTTGAGAGATTCTATAATGCAGGACGAAATACTGGTGGTCATGTTTCATTGCCAGATATTGATATGGACGTTCCGGGTAAAAAACGTGACGATGTTATAGATTATTTAAAAACAAAGTATGGGAAAGAGCATGTAAGCCAAATGATTACTTTTGGAAGACTGCAAGGTAGAAGCGCAATAAAAGAAGTTCTTCGCATAAATGAAGCTTGTTCTTTTAGTGAAATGAATGCTATAACAAAGAGTGTACCAAACGAGGCCGACATATCCGATCAACTTGCAGAGATGGACGACGAGGACAGGTCTATCATTAGATGGGCTTTGATGAACCGTGCTGATGAATTGAGAGACTTCTGCCACGTAACAGATGATGGAAAACTTGAAGGTGACTACGCTGAATATTTCCAGCAAGCTATAGACATAGAAGGAACTTTCAAAACGCAGGGCAAACACGCCGCTGGTGTTGTGATATCAAAAGATAAACTTAAAAACGTATGTCCAATGGTTAAGCAGAAAGGATCTACTGAGAATATAGCGGGACTAGAAATGGCAGACTTAGAAGCGCTAGGTCATGTTAAATTTGACGTTCTAGGAATTAACCTCCTAGATAAACTCATGAAAATTAAGGAATTAACTAATGGCAAATAGAGACTTTATCGTATTCGACTTTGAAACAGGAAGTCGGAATCCTCATAAAACACAACCAACACAGATTGCAGCCTTAGCTTTAGATGGTCGCAACCTTGCAATGAAGGGAACTTTTAACAGTGAAATCAGACCAATTTTAAATGACGACGCTGCCATACAAGCTGGTTTAGATCCGATTGAAGACGGGGCGCTCAAAGTTACTGGAAAAAACAGAGATGATTTAGCAAAGGCTCCAACTCTGAAATCTGTATGGAAAAAGTTCTGCACCTTTGTAGATAAGTATAATTGGAAAAAAGACCCCTTCTTTAATCCTATTCCAGTAGGCTTTAATATTATTGGGTTTGACATGATTATAATTAACAGGCTATGTAAAGAATACGGGCCGTTTGACGAAGGTAGAAATCAACAAAAGATCTTTAGCAAGATCCATAAATGTGATGTCATGGACAATATGCATATGTGGACTGAAGGTGATCCTAGTATTAGATCAATTAGCATGGATACCTTGCGTGAGCGTATGGGATTGTCTACAGAAAATGCACATGATGCGTTGCAGGATGTGAAAGATACAGCTAATATCTTTATAAAGCTACTTAAAACACACAGGGCTGTCTATCAAAATATTGAACTGGACAAGGCGTTTGCAAATGGAAACCTCTACGTTAAGTAAAACGTGCATAAAGTGTGGCGAAACAAAGCCTTGCACACTGTTTGTTGCCTATGGAATCTCTGCCAGATTGGACAAGGGCTATAAAAACGTATGCAAAAAATGCAGCAACGACGCTACGAAACTTAGAAAAACATTAGCAGTAGATAATCCTAAACCTAAAGATAACAAATGTCAAATATGTGGCTCAAATGAAAATAAGCTTGTATTAGATCATTGTCATGACAGTAAGAGGTTTAGGGGTTGGATATGCAATTATTGCAACGTTGCTTTAGGTCAGGTTAAAGATAATATTGACACTCTTAAGAAAGCTATTAAGTATTTAGAAAATGCAATATAACGACGAAAAAACTTGGAAGCTATTTGAAGAAGGTAAAACAAAGGGTGTATTTCAATTAGAAAGCAACCTCGGAAAATCTTGGTCTAAAAAACTTGCTCCCAATAATATTGAAGAACTCTCTGCACTAATAGCAATCATTCGACCCGGATGTTTGAAAGCATTCGTAGATGGAAAGTCTATGACTCAACACTTTATTGACCGCAAACATGGTCGTGAAGAAGTAACTTATTTACATGAGTCACTGGAAGAAATTCTTGCTCATACTTATGGAGTACTTGTCTATCAAGAGCAATCTATGCGTATCGCTCAAAAAGTTGCTGGGTTTAATTTGGAAGAGGCAGATGAATTACGTAAAGCTATTGGTAAGAAGAAAGCAGACCTTATGGCTAAGGTAAAAAAGAAGTTCATTGCTGGAGCTAAAAAGGTAAAGATTGTAAACAAAGAAGAAGCAGAAGAAATATTTAGTTGGATAGAAAAGTCTTCAAGATATGCTTTCAACAAGTCTCATAGTATATCTTATGCAGTATGCTCGTACTGGAGTGCTTACCAAAAGGCTCATAATCCAGAAGAATTTTTCTTATCATACCTATACTATGCAAACGAAAAACAAGACCCACATCAAGAGATATATGAATTAATATCGGAAGCTAAACTGTTTGAGATAGAAACTAGAACTCCTAGCTTGGCAAATTTTGATACTAAATTTAATGTCAAGAAACACAAAGTTTATTTTGGAATAAAAGATATTAAATCTCTAACAGGTAAAACCGGAGAAAGGGTTGTTGACTCTATAAAGATGTCTGAGCAAGAACTTAAAAAGCCAATGAAAAAGTTTACATGGCTAGAAATACTTCTTTTCTTTGCTCCCAAAATAAGTTCTACAGCTTTTAAAGCTTTAGCTTCTATTGGTTTCTTTCGTGATTTTAATGGCAGGGTCTCTAGAAATAAAGCAATGTACGATTATGATATATACAGAACATTAACAAAAGCAGAGCAAACTTGGATTCAGTCTAACTACAATGACAAAAAATGGAATGACTTTATAGATTGTCTTAAGTCTTTAGCTCCTACTAAAAAAGAGGGCGGTGGAACTAGCAAGGTAGCAAGGAAGCAAATTGTGGAAAACGAAATACAGCTTCTTATAGATCCACCATACGAACTAGAGGACGATCCATCTTGGATAGTAGATCAAGAGACTAGGTTTCTTGGGTGTCCTGTAACACTGAACAAGGTTGATACAGCCGACAAGTCTGCTGCAAATACTACGTGTAAGGATATAGTCAACGGCAAAAAGGGTAAGGGTTTGTGCGTGGTAGGCAACGTACAAAGACTGTCAGAATATAAGATATCAAAAGGTGAGTCTAAGGGGCAAATGATGGCTTTTCTCACCATAGAAGACGATACATGTATACTTGACAGTGTTATTATATTCCCTAAAATTAAAAGTAAATATAAATATATTTTATATGAAGGTAACAATTTGATATTTTGTGGATCAGTCAACAAGAACGATACGTCTTTTATAATTGATAAAATTCATGAAATTTAGGTTGTTGTTTCTGTTTGTACAAGCTAATATACTAAGATAGGAGGAATTATGAACAATTGTTGTTTTACAGGATATTTGGTCGAGAACCCAAAAACCAGTACGGTTAATGGTGTAGTTTTTGCAGAGTTTGTAGTAGT